CGGAACGACTTACCGCGTACGCACCAGGCTCCATATTTGCCTCAACTTGGTTAAGTTGATTACAATAAGGATCTGGTTTTCTTTCTCTAGATTCCCGAGTTAGCTCCTTTCGAAGGAGTTCGCTCCATGCGGCTTCACGAGTGATTAATATCCTCGTATATGGCTGGGGAATCCGATGCTCATATCTTTGAAGATTAAAATTCCATCTTCTCGGATAAAAGACATCATTGCATGATGTATGCTCTGACTTCAGGACACAAGGAAGGTCCAATGAAGAAGAGCGCGGAATAGGTTCAGAATAAAGTTCATCAAATAATTGAATAATTGATGAAACTGAGTCATATCCAAATTTCTTAATTAAAACATTTAAGAAATCAACATCTGTAGAGAGAGAAGTACGTGACACTGCAGGAACTCGACGTAGTCTAACGGGAGTTACATCATAAGAATTATGATAATCACCACCGCAAGATTCACGGAAAGGACCACTGCAGTAGCTCTTATGCCTGTTGACTTTTAACCCAACAAGCTCAAGAGCTGACATCGCAACACTACTATTTCTAGTAGATACCGCAATGTCGTCACCATACACGTAAACAGGAGAAGGATCTCTTGCAATACGTGTACTCGCCGAAGCAATAGCCCAAAAGACTAAAGCTTCAACTGGAAAACAACAAGAACTACCCATTGGGGCAAACTTGTTGAATACCATTACAACACCGTTAGGAAGTATCGTGCTTTCGGAGCGACAAGCTACGAACGCCTCGAACCAGTTTGACGGAAATAACCGCTCGACTAGTTCGAGAGATACTCGATCAGAAGCATCAGATAAATCGATAGTGGCCATTTCACCTGTTTTACTAGATGAAAAGGCAATGTTTCGATTTATCTCCTGATTAGTAAAATTTACTAATCCGGCTGTTAATGGGTGACTCTCAATGGTATCGTATAACTTTCGCATGAGTCCCTGCTGTATATACATAAAAGCAGAGGGCTCACAAGATATTATACGAGGACCTCGAGAATCCTTAGGCACTAAACAAATACGTGCCCGAGGATCGAGTTCTTCACTATCAACTAATTTGTGCAAGTCATCGATTAAATGACTTGCAGAAAAGAAGAAGTGATCAGAATAGGAGAAAGAATCATCAAGCTGACGATAATACTTCAGTTGATGCCATTTATCCTGGTTTTCCATACGGTCGGCTGTAGAGCCGGATCCGTGACAAGGCCTAATATCAAAAGGGTCTGTATTACACAGAACCCTAGCGATAAGAGACCTCGCTATATTGATCAAGTCCATTGCTGGACCAAAATCAATATTCTCTAACTCCTTATCAGTCTCAATAAAAGACTGGAGGAAAGACGAGATGGAATCCTGATCGAACTCAGTCTCCAGCTTGTAGAAGATGTAAGACAGTTGTCGTACACAATCTACGGCTAGGGAATCACCGCCTACTGCTGCTCGTATAGCTTTCCCTAAAAAAACAGGAAAGCCATCATCGTCTGACGAGAAGTCAGCGATGGGGGACCACGTTTTAGAAGCGTGGAATCTATCGAGGCCCTTACCTAAAGTAGGAAGGGTGCGCAGTAAGAATGTGAGACCTTCATTGCGAAGCCGTCTCGAAAAGGTCAAAATATCGTCCTTTTCGATGTACGCTTCATAGCGTTGGTTGTACGCCAGGTTGATCCATATATCTCTATATAGATCAAGGCTCTTCCGATCACCTATAATCATAGACGATCTCCTAGAGTCACCATGGCTAACCAAGGTTGTAACACCCAACAACTCATAATAGAGCTGGCGGGCCGCTAGTCGACACTGATAACGGCTTTAGTTTGCATATACACGCGGAACAAAAAGATCTGCGATGTAATGCTCATTAAAGCAATTAAGAAGAGTGCGAAGACCGTCCACCTGAGAAGGCGGACGACCTCATCATACTTCACGATTCAGTATCTTCGTCACGTTTGCGTTAGACCCACCCTCGACCAAAAAGTCGACGAGCATGTTAACGAGCTCTAGTAATAGAGCATTCGTGACGGCCGTGTTTTTTGGACGAATGATCACGGCATAAGCCGAACCCGTCGCCGGCACCAAGAGAGCATCGACAACAGTTTCGTCAATGCGCATAAGGTGTCGTAGAGTACCATCTTTCAACTCTTCATGAGATACGATCAGTTTTCTCTCAGCTGGATATGTTAACCCAGCTACAGAGAATTCGGATCGTGAAAGATCTGCGGCTCTGAGGTCGAACACACGTAAATTTGTGTCGACATCCGTCGCAGTATCCTTCGAAAGACTGAGTGCTGAACCTAAGGCCATAGTGGCTCCTACCCAATAAAGGGTCTGTTGTGCAACAATGTTGCGGGTTTCTCCCTAAAAGTTGGGAGTTAGACTATACTAAAAGTATAGCTAATATAGAAACAAGTAATATTGGGATTATTTCCTGGTTAAACCAAGAGATAAACCTAACACTGCCTGATTGAGGCTAGGAAAGCGCCATCCAGACCATACCATTGACTGGTAGTCTGGTTGGGCGCTCAACCTATGAAAGACGTTTCTTTCATAGCTCGCCCCTGGAAAGACAAGCGACGTATGCTCCGCATTAGCGGGCAGGGTCGTTTGACTTTGCACTGTAACAGTCTCTTTAAATTGGAGATAACAATCCTCCAATTTAATGGGCAACTCGAGAGTATCCATACGGAATTGCCGTGCCAAAGTTCCAACGTCCAAGAACCAATCGAGGACGAAGGAAAAAGGAACGGCATCCCAGATAATCTCAGCGTTGAGTTCAATGCCCCAGGAGTCTAATACTCCTTTTAACATACGCTCAAAAGCCGTCATCTCAGCAAGAGGTAACGGCCGATAAGCAATGTGGGCAGTACAGGTATAAGACTGGCTAGCTGACCATGTTACATCAGCACCACCAGATTGCTTAAAACCTGATTTGAACAAACTACTCGACGCAACAGTAATCTGCTTGGTAGTTAATTTCCCAAGCCGATCCTGGAACGCCTTGATCTTAGCCTGCAAATTTGAAATTGAGGATATCATCGCGCCAACGTCACCAATAGTGGGACGCCAGCCGTATTGATAATTCAAATTCGCATTTGCAAGGTTCTGAACAAGTGGTTTTCTGTACTTCCAGAGTTTCATTAACTTAGATATCTGGTTCATATCCAACAGAAAGTTGGGAACCGATAACTCTGTTAAATCTGGCCTCATTTTGTCAAAATTGGCAGTAATGAGGGGTACAGCGTTGTTACGAAGAAAACTTTCGCCCGTTACACCTAGGGCGGCAAGACCTTCTTCTTTCGCAACTCCAAGTCCAAACAACGCCCAGCCAGAATCATACTGGTTAGAAGTAACCGTAGGATTCTGAGCTGTATAGAATTTCCAATTAATTGGATAAGCTATGTTGTGATTGGAAAACTCTTTTATGTGGAAACAATTATTCGCATGCCCTGATTGGGAATGCGAACGATTAGTCGAAGTAATACGCGCAAGGGTAGTGTTAGCAGGTTGTGAAAACGACCCGCCTTCAGATACCAACTCTCCTGTAGCTATCGAATAAGATTGATAGCTATGAGGACCAGTATGCAGACGCGTAGAGCTTCTCGTTTTGGTCTTAGGTAGACCAGTACGATGAATCATAAAAGAGTCTCCTTGGAAAACCTGAGTAGTGATCGAG